CCGGGTAATCCGGGTACTTTTGAAGCGGATTTGGCAAGAGCCAAGCAAACTATGTCCAGTAAAATCGCTGAAGTCGACGAGAAGGTAAAAGCCGAGTACAAAGATTCTATTGAGCCTGAAGCCGATAAGCTGGTAACAAAGATTCAAGGCAGTAAATACACAGCGCTTATAATCTTCGTTGCACTGCAAGCGGCTTTTTGCTTAGGGTACATTGTTCGTGGCTACCTGGATATAGTAATAAAATAGTTTAAACAAGCGCACAAGAGGGAGGCAGAATGTACGTAACGTTAAATAACGCTGTAAGTTGCGATCCATATGCAATAGAGCCAAACGGCATAGATTATTTTCACAAGCTGTTAGGGTATTTCGGCAAAACAGTTCCAGACGAGACAAATATAAGTTTCGTGGACATACTGCATTCGCAGGGGTTAGAGGACGCTATCTGGAGTTTGCGGCATTTATCTGGACACGATAAGAATGTTGTGAAATTTAATCTTCTGTGTGCTAGACGCTCCGAAGGTTTGGACCCGTCCGGCATGGCAAAAGGTATCCTGGGTCAGGTAGAACGATACCTTAACAGTGAATTAAGCAGTGAGCAATTGAAAGATATTTCGGTATTGGCCTTCGCTAGATTATCAGTTTTGCCGTACGATGGGCCACAATACGCTTCTATTTGCGCGGCAGCGTATGCAGCTAGCGATGTTTCGTACTCGTCACGGGAAGTTGCAAAATGGTCCTTACACGCTATGAAAGATTGCGGAGCAGAAGAAAATAACTACAGGTCGGCAATCTACGAAGAAATATTTGGCTGTTAGCACGATTTAAAACCGCTAAGTTTCGCTACCTTAGCACCTGAAGCCCTTAGTGTTCCCGCACTAGGGTCTTTTTCTATTGGAAAAGATGAATGGATGAAATGCTGGAATCTGAAGATATCCCTCAAGAACTACAGGACATTATCGACCAGCACATGCTTGACAGTAAAGCAAGGGAAGAGAGCAAAAGGAACAAGTTAGAGCTATTGAGCAAGGTCATAGCCGGTAAGCGCGACGAAGCGGTTAGAGCGCGTAAAGCTTCCGGCATTGAAACAATATGGGAAGAAGACCAGAACCATTATGAAGGTATCGACGAATACAATCGCGGGGCTTTAAAACCACAGTATACTAAGTCGCGAAGCGTTGACGGCGGCTTGATGTCGAATACCGCGAACAAGAACAGCAACCAGTGTACGGCGGCATTTAACATTACCCGGCAGTTTGTAGACTCAGCCTCCGCACGAATGGGCGACATTCTTCTGCCTGCCGGTGACTGGAACTGGGGGATTAAACGCACGCCATTACCCGAATACGTTAGCCAATTAGAGCAAGGCAATACTTACGATCAATCAGGGGCGCCAGTAGCTGGTCCAGTGCCGCCCGAATGCACCGAGGATAAAGCCGAGCAGTGCATCAAAGATTACCTGGTAGAGACTCGATACCACGCGGAGAATAGAAAGTGTATAGAGAGCGCGGCTCAGATCGGCTGCGGGGTCCTTAAAGGCCCATTTCCTGAAGCAAGAAAAGCCAAGGTCTTTTATAACGGCACGCTAGTAATTCAGGAAGAAATAAAACCGGCCACTAAGTTTGTAAGTCCTTGGGACTTCTTTCCAGACTACCCGAACTGCGGTGACGATATTCAGTCAGGCGAGTTCGTTATTGAGCGCGACTACATAACCGCTAAAGAATTGATTGATCTGGCAGAGAATGAAGGTTTAGGCTACTTTGCCGATGCAATCCAAAAAGTAATAGAAGAAGGCCCGGGCAAGAAATACGCAACAGAATCACGGCCGGCGAACACCAACAAAGACTTGTACGAGATATGGTATTTCACCGGCGCATTGGACGCTGAGGACGCGGGGTTGTTTGACGAGGAAGACTCTGAGTGCTTGGCCGATTACCGTAATTTCGTCGTGGTAATGGTTAACGATACTGTGATCAAAGGCCATGAAGATCCGCTGTCTACCGGTGAGTTTCCTTATGACGTGATGCGCTGGCAGAAGATGGCGGGACATTGGGCGGGTATCGGTGTGGCAAGACAAGGCAGAGAAGCCCAACAGTTCATGACCGCTTCAGCGCGCAACCTGGTCGACAACATGGGGTTATCAGCCGTTCCTATGGTGGCCATGAGACGCGAAGGCATTGAGCCGGAAGATAAGGTTTGGGAGATACGCAAAGGTAAAGTGTGGTGGTTAACCGATGAAATGGTTAAGGCCATCGCTGAATCTATCCAGTTTCTTCAAGTTCCGAACATGCAAAAAGAACTAATTGCCAATATGCAGTTAGCCACGAAGATGTTCGAGGATGCCACAGGGATTAACTTCCTGCTGCAAGGTCAACAAGGTTCCGCGCCAGATACTGTCGGCGGTATGGAATTGCTTCACCGTAATGCTTCGGCGTTGCTGCGCAGGATAGCCAGAATATACGATGAGGACGTAACCGAACGCCACATAAAGAGATACCACGATTGGGTATTGCTCTACGGCGAAGACGACGAGAAATGTGACCTGCAGATCGAGGCGATAGGATCAAGCGCATTGGTTGAGCGAGAGATCCAGGCGCAACAAACCATGCAACTGCTGCAAGCGTCGATGAATCCGGCCTTCGGGTTATCCCCTGCTAAAACTATGGCTGAAATGCTACGTGGAATGCGCTTCGAGCCTTCTAAGTTTCTACTCGATGACGCGGAGAAAGAAGAACTGTCGAAAAGACAACCGCCTCCTGCGCCAGCGGTACAGGCGGCACAGATCCGTTCACAAGCCGATCTGCAGAAAGCACAAATGCAGAGTCAGGCCGAGATGCAGAGGATTAAGGCTGATACTGACCGAGATACCCTGTTCCAGCAAAGCGTCGCGGATCGGAACCAGATGCAGTTTCAACACCAGCAGCAGCTTATGCAATTAGAGATCCAGAAGCTTCAGTTAGAAGAGCGTTTAGCTATGATTAAGTATTCGACTGAGCAGAACATATCACTTGAACAACTGAAAACTAAACTGGCTTCTGACACGATGAAGCTGCAAGTACAAAAAGAATTAGCAGCACTTGATTCTAACACCGTGCCACAAACCATAACCCCGCCAACTGAGCCAGCGGGTAGAGCGCAACCAGGGCACGCGTACCAACAATGATAACCAGAGAAATAGACGAGTTTTACACGGTCACTGACTTCGCAGCGATGCTGCACGAATTCAGAGACACACATGGCGGGGCTAAGTTTGAGGCCGAGATTAAGTATGTTGACGGCGTATTGACCGGAACCATAAAGGAAGTTGATGGACAACACACCAATTAAATTCGAGCTAAATGCCTCGGATCGTAATAGTGAGGTTTGGTTAAAACTAACCAGGCATTTTAACGACCGCATACAAGCATTACGAGAAAGAAACGACTCGCACGGCTTAAGCCCTGAAGACACGATCAAGTGCCGTACAGAAATAGCCGTGCTCAAGTCGTTATTGAAATTATAGATTTTTAAACCTGACCGAGAGGCCACAAAATGAGTGTAGAACAAGTAGAGCAAACCGACGACGAAGTTATTGAGCTTTATGCTAACGCGGAACGGAAAGCGATTATGGACGGAACAGAACCGCCCGTGATTGAAGAAAAGGAAGCGGAGACGGAGCCTGAAACCGAAGTCGTAGAAGAAGTTAAACCGGCAGCTACACTTGAGAACCCGAACGAACTTAAGGACAGAATATTCAAGCTTGAGAAAGCGCTTGACACGACCAATGGCCGTTATGGTCAAGAACTACATCGTTTGAAGACTGAACTTGCAGAAGTGAAACAACAAAGGCAGCAAGTCATAAGCAGCATCACACCAGCACAACTTAAACGGATCAGTGTTGATTATCCTGAGTTCGCTGAAGCCTTAGCCGGTGATCTGACTGAAGCTTTTGCGCCTAAAGAAAAAGAAGCAGAGAAATCGTATGCCAAGCCTGTAGAAGTTCAGGAAGATCCACGAATTGCAACGATACAGGAATCTGTCGACCGCATGGCCGAACAGACTCGGCAAGTGGCCATTCGAGAACTTAACCGCGAACATCCAGATTGGCGAGAGATAGCACTATTCAAGCCCGAGGAAGTACCTGGGATAGGAAGTGTTATCAAATGGGAAGACCCGAACTTCGGAGCATGGGTGGGTAAACAAGACGCGCAGACTCAAGATGCCGTGTACAACAGTACTGACATCGTGCAGATAGCGAAGATACTTACCGCGTACAAAGAAAGTGGCAAAGTTGCAGAACCAACCAAGAAGGTCGACCCACAAGAGAAATTGAAAAAGGCTTTGTTGCCAACAGGCAAGAAAGTCGGTACTCACGAGGCATTGACTGACGAAGAGATCGTCGAACAGGCTATGCGAGCGGAGAGGAAACGAATCATGACAGGGGCTTATTAGCCCCTTTTTTAATTTAAAGGACATTAGAAATGGGTATTCAAACACTAAACTTAAGCGCGCAACGGGTTGGTATTGGCCTGGGTCGTATTCTTGGTCACGCTGAACCTGAACTGGTACTGAGTACTGTAGGGCAGGTTGACATGCGCAAGAAAAACACCGGCGCGGTTATCAAATATCGTCGTTGGCTACCTTTCGGTGCCTCAACAACGAACCCTAACAAGTTCTTTGCTGACGGTATAGGGGATCGTTCTGCTGCATATGCGCAAGCGCAGCAAACCTCTGAGGGTGTAACCGCAGCAGGCAACACGTTAACGCCACAGGATTTCTCTGTGACGCAACAACAATACAGCGTTTTGTACAGTTTCACGGATCAAACCGCTGACCTGTACGAAGATCCAATTCCTCGTATCATGGAAGAAATGGTAGGCGAGCGCACCGGATTGATTGCTGAAATGGTTCTGTTCGGTGTGCTTAAATCTTGCACCAATAAGTTCTATGCTGGCGGTGTATCGGCGCGCTCATCGGTTGTTGCTACCTTGTCGCTGCCTTTGCTGCGTCAGGTATCACGTTCGCTGATGGCTAACCACGCCAAACCGGTTACAAAGATGTTCCAGCCCATACCAGCGAACGGTAACTACAACACCGCACCGGTAAGCGGCAATTGTTTCCCGGTGTTCATCAGCACAGATTTGATTCCTGACGTTTCGGATCTTCCGTACTTCGTGCCGGTTGTTAAATACCCTGACCCATCGAAAGCGGTTCAAGGTGAGATCGGTACATGTGAGAAGTTTCGCTTCATCGCTTCTGCTGATTTGATCGAGATCCAGGACGGCGGCGGTGCGATTGCTGGAGTTACCCCAACACCTAAATCGAAAACCGGAACCAATGCCGACGTGTATCAAGTAATCGTTGGTTCGCAAGACGCATGGGGTTGTGTGGCTCTGCAAGGCATGGACAAAGACAACATCACCATGTTGCCAGCGGGACTGAAAGACAAAGCAGATCCTCAAGGCCAACGTGGTTATGTCGGCACGATGTTCTACACCAATGCAGTGGTACTGAACCACACACAAATGGCAGTTATCGAAGTTGCTGCTAACGCTCTCACAAGCTAAGGGGTGATGCCATGACTATGGAAAAACTAGGTCAGAACATCAACCAGTTATCTGATACGCGCGATGCTGTGCGCGTTCGGACAGTGCTGGAGGGAGTGTACAAACGGTTGGGTACTTTTGCTATGTCGAGCGCAGGTTTGGCCATCGGAACTACGAAACCCAAGATTACCTCGGCTACTGACTACTACGCGTGGGTAGGTGGACTGCTTGTCAAGAAAGCTGCTACGGTGGACTTGATAACCTTGACCACGGCCAGTAACTGCGCCAATGCTCTATTCAACGTTACGGTGTTCACCATCAACAGCGCAGGCACGATAACAAACCGAGCCGGTACTGCCGGGGCTACTCTGGCCACTGTTACTTGGCCTGTGCTGCCTAACAATGAAGCTGTGTTCGGAATCTTGGTTGTTAATCCTACAGGAACCGGCGGCTTTGTTGGCGGAACAACGGACCTGGACGACGCTACTGTCGTGCCTAATGCCAAGTACCTAAACCCATTAGGCGCTGGCAGTTATAGCGCTTTCGCAAATTTATAAGGAGTATTAAAGATGGCTGATGTATTAGTTAGAGGCATAACAATGGCCTTAAGTAAATGCGGTCTGGCGGTAGGGACTACCAGCACTATCACGGCGGCTGCGGCCACCACATACGCGATAGCCGGTAAGGCATACACAGAGACGCTAGGATCAAACCAGGCACACCCCACGACCGACGCCACAACAGGCGCAGCCTTCGTTGCGGTGGCACCTGGGTATGGGTGCGCTTTAGTGTACGGCTTCACCTCGGCGGCCAGTTCTATAGCCTGTGTACAAGGTCAACCGCAAGCAGTTTCAGGAAGCACGGACGGGAGTAATGCCGCTTGTAAATTCGGTACGGCTCCTGAGTTTGGGCCATTGCCAGCAGATTTTTGTCCTGTTGGCTACGTAGTGCTGAAAGTAGGCAGTGCGGCTTCGGCTTTCACTCCAGGCACGTCAAGCTGGAATGCGTCAAATGTTGGCACGGCAGGAGTTAGTGTTATTGGGCTACCTGATAGGCCGCAAATAGCTTAAGTAATTAGGTTAACAGCACGGGGGCTTCGGCTCCCGTTTTTATTTTAGCGATGTGTCGACAGAAGCAACACATAAATAAAACGTGTCGTCGAAATCGTAAAACGTAAACATGAACAACACGAGGAACAGAACAATGAGCGGACATAATCCACGCAGACCAATGATTCAAACCAACGACGTTGCGGCAAACCATGCTGCTGTCGGCGACATGCACAGCAGCATCGCCACTGACGACGTAGAGATATCCGTGGTAACGGGCGAAGACATCGACTCAGCGAACGTGCGCAAGGCAATCAGTTCGGAAGCTTTCCTGAACGAAAAAGTAGAGTTTATGATTTCAACCGGTGCTGAAAACGAATCTCCGTATGTCGAGCTGGGTTTAAACGGTGAAATGCTGATCGTTGAGCGCGGTGTTCCGACAGTAGGAAAACGGAAGCACCTGCAGTGTCTGTTCACGACCGTCAGTACGTTCCGTACAGAGCAGTACAAAGATCCAAGAGACGGATCTGAACAAACGAACATACGAAAAAGCATCAAACCAGCTTACGGCGTATCTCTGCTTAGAGATTCTGCTGAGGGCATGAAGTGGTTCCAACAAATGCAAGCCGGGTACTACATCTAATGAATTTGTTGCAGTTGGCGCAACGGCTACGGATTGAGGTCGGTGCTTCCGGTAACGACTCTACTGTAGTCGGTGCCACGGGTGAATGGCAAAGGCTAGTGACATGGTGCGCGCAAGCGTGGGAAGATATCCAGACCGCGCATACCGAATGGAACTGGAAGCGTAGGAGTATCTCGTTTTCTACCATCGCGTCGCAAGGGGAATACCCCTACGCTTCAGCGCCACTGTCAATAACGTCCTTCTCAAACTGGAACACCACTAGGTTCCGTGTTTATAAGGACGTAGTTACGTCTGAAAACTTCATGACGTACATGCCTTATGACACGTTCATCGATGCTTATCGTATAGGCACAACACGCAGCACGGAAGGCTACCCAAATATCATCACGGTGTCGCCTACCAATTCGTTGATACTGGCGCTTATACCGCCGGACACTACATACACAATCAGCGGCACGTATTACACAGGTAATTCATTACTTACACTGGACGCGGACACGCCAGAAATGCCGGATCGTTTCCACATAGCCATAGTTTATCTGGCGATGCAGTACTACGCAGAATATGAGAGTGCACCTGAAGTTCTTCAGCGCGGCACAAGGAAATACAAGAAAACATTCTTGCAGCTTGAGATAGACCAATTACCGGCGTTCACGGTCAATAGGAACTACTAAATGGCCACGAATCCGCTACCACAGATCAAGACGGACATAATCCCGTTTGTCGGCGGCCTGGATCTGGTAACCACGCCCATCCTGGTTAAGCCAGGGAGATTGCTATCGAGTAATAACTTTGAGCCTGACATCTACGGCGGGTACAAAAGGATACCGGGTATTGAGCGAATGGACGGCAGGACGCGGCCATCGGATTCAAACTACTATATCGCGATAGTTAACCTTACAGGAATCGTGGCCATAGGTGATACGATAACCGGTCTAACATCGGGGGCCACGGCACAGGTTATCAGTGTTACGAGTAATACCGAGATCATAGTAACGAAGTACACAACGGGTACGCCGTTCGTAGCTGAGACCCTTCAAGTGTCGGCGGTAACAGTTGGCACGATAACTTCGATAAGTATTAATTCTGCAAATACCAATGCCCTGCACGCTCAGTACAAGAATCTAGCGGCTGATGTTTACCGCGCGGATATCGGACCTCCGCCAGGGTCTGGGTATGTTCGCGGGGTGAAGTATTATCAAGGTAGTTTGTATGCTTGGCGTGACAATGCTGCGGCAACTGCTTGTGTAATGTATCGGGCCTCTGCTTCAGGCTGGCTGCCTATTACCTTTGGTAGAGAAGTACAGTTCACTGGCGCTGTAGGCCAGATATTCGACGGAGACACAGTAATACAATTGACATCAGGCGCTACAGGCGTGGTGAAGCGTTCACTACTACGTTCAGGAACGTGGACGGTATCAGGTGTTGGAACCTTGGTGTTCGATACCATTACCGGGACCTTCGACGCTACCCATGCGATTCAGGTAGGGGGAGTAACCAAGGTAACAGCCGCATCCGTGGACACGGCGATTACACTATTGCCCGGTGGCAAGTTCTCTTTTGACATTGTTAATTTCGCAGGAAGCGCTAACACGGAACGACTGTACTGCGCCGACGGGGTTAACCTGGCCGGGGAATGGGACGGTACAAGGTGGGTCCCGATACGTACCGGATCTACACCGGACACACCAAAGTTTGTAACCGGATTCAAGAACGGTTTGATACTGGCTACGAGCAGTGATTTATTCTGTTCATCCATTGGCGCGCCATATACCTATACGGCGATAACCGGGGCTAGTGACATCGCCGTAGGTGAGATAATAACCGGAATAAAACCACAAACCGGAGACGCTAACAATGGCGCAATGGTCGTAACAACGAATAATAGAGTTCTAATACTGTACGGCAATTCTTCAGCAGACTTTAAACTGGTGACGCATTCCCCGAACAGTGGCGGTAGAGCTTATACACTTCAGAATATAGGCTTCGCTCATTTCTTCGATGCTCGCGGCATAACGCAATTGATGACTGTGCAAGCGTTCGGCGGCTTCCAGATGAACGTACTTACCCAAGCCATTCAACCGCTGGTTAATGCCAAACAAGGTCTTGAGACAGCAAGCTGTATAGTTAGATCATCTAACCAGTACCGTGTGTTCTTTAGTGACGGAACCGGGATCATTATGCAAGTTGTGCAGAACCAGTACGGTAATTCTACTGTTTCAGGCGCGGCCATGCCTTTTGATTACGGCGATATTGTTTTTAACACAATAGATTCGGTAGTCGACACAAACGGGATTGAACGGATCTTCGGGGCAGCCACTAATGGTTACGTTTACGAGTTGAATGTGGGCACTAGCCTGGACGGCGACAACATACCTTCACACATGATGCTGGTGTTCAATAATTCTAAATCTCCAAGACTGCGTAAACGATATAGAAGAGCTATTCTGCATTTCAGATCAGGAAGCACCGCAGCCGTTCGCGTTGGCTATGATCTCTCTTACGGCAGAACAGATGCTTCTTATGGTGCTTCAGTTGAGCGAACAGTACTAGGTGCCGGAGGCTTCTGGGATTCATTCGTATGGGATAACTTCACGTGGGACGCTTCCTATATCCAGGAGGTAACTGTGAACGCTGTCGGCACAGGCGAAAACATTTCTTTAGTTATCACGAATGAAACGGATCAGGATGAAGCGTTTACCGTGCATACATGCTTTTTACACTACACACAAGGACGATTGACCCGATGAGTAATTACACTCCGTCAGGAGATCCGATATCATCTAGCCGTGGCGTATCGCTTAACATTCGTAACGAATTGTCAGCGATAGCTACAGCCATAACCAGTAAGCTCGATTCAAATGCATTATCAAGCACCAGTGTTACGTCGATCGCGATACCTGTATCTTTCCCATCAACCATAAGCTTTGTGATGGGAACCGGATTAAGTTTTACCGGCGGCCAAAGTATATTGCTAGCAGATCAAGCAGCACCCGGCACTAACGCGATGTATGGGTATCTACTGAGCTACAACACTACGAGCGGACTATCCTCGATGAGTGTTACGTCGGCCATCGGCAGCGGCACCATTTCAGCGTGGAACGTAGCTATAAGTTCAAATACCGGCGCGACACTGGTAAGTAATACCTTCACCGGCTTCCAGAACTTTGCCAGGGCTACGGTAGTATCACACGCAACAACGGCGGACATCTGGGCGGCCCTCGGTAATCAGATCGACTGGACAGGAACCGCGACGACTACAGCGTTCCCAAATGCACCGCAAGGCGGGGCCTCACGCAGACTGATATGCGCTGGGGCTTGTTCGTTTACCGCTGGCGCAAACCTGCTGATAGATGGTGTAGCAAGCGGCAGTACGATGACTTGCGCGGCGAATGATACCGTTATTGTTGAGGCGATATCCATTACACAATTCAAATTAACGCGGCTCAGGTACGATGGCCGTGTGCAAGTTAGCGCTGGCAATCATGTGGTAACTGTGACAACAGGCATCGGCTACGCTACCACCAACACCATGATCCGCAGATACACCACAATTCAAGAGAATGTTGGCACGGCTATTACTTATGCGGATAGCGCGGCATTGGGAGCATCGTTCACGATCAATGAGCCGGGGCTTTATGAGATCTACCGTATAGACAGTAATAACGGCGGCTCATTGAACTATGGTGTGTCCCTTAACAGCGCGGCATTGACCACTTCAATCGTCAGTATAACCGCAGCTACGCGGGTGCTGTACGGTTCGCACGGCACAGTAGTAGGAGACCCTACTACACCAATATGTCGCACACTATCACTAACCACGGGTGATGTCATAAGGCCCCATGATGATGCAGCAGCAGACGATACCACCGCACTGAAATCTGTATTCAGTATCAGGAAAGTAGGCTATGTTTAACCTCCTGGTTAATTGCCCTAATGGGGATCAGCAGGTTATCCCGATAGATGCCACCGGCGGGTATTTCGATCCGACTAAAATATTGTGGGATGAGCGAGAATCTGGTGATTTGCCGGTTATAACCATTGGAAAAATGTCGCTGGTTAACGGTCAACTTATCACGGGGGTAAGTTACACAACGGAGTATCAAGAATTCCTTAACTCACAAAATACCGAAATAGTTTCAAACAATCTTGTCGATCTGTGGAATGCCGCCGATCAGTACATCTACTCGCACATAAACGGCATAGGCTATGGGTTGCTGGCTCTTGGGGTTATGAGCGCAAAACCTAAAGCCGTCGCCGTAGCTGCGTGGGTAGATTCAGTTTGGAAAGAATGCCAGCGTAGGCAAGAGGCCGTAGTTCCTGGAATTGCGATTAATATTGATTTTTCCTCGTTCGACCCGATGCCTTATTCGGTGTGGGAATTACGAGACGAAGTAGCCAACTTATGGGGGGCGGTATAGTGGCCAGTACTACACCAGGTATTCTAAATTCAAATCAGTACGTAGATCCGCGAGCAGGGGTATTGTACGGTTCTGGTAACCCGAGCATAAGTTCTTCGGATATTCAGAACTACATCAATACGCCGGGAATGACCGACCAGCAAGTCTTAGACAAAGCACTGGCGACCGGAGTTAGCGCTGAACAGATAAATGCCGCTATGGGCAGCAATCCGGCGTACTCTATGGATAACATAAATAAGTATGTCGAATCACAAGGTATAAATACTGCGTCTTCGCCAATATATGATCAAACACCGCCGAAGGTTGAGTACACACCGATAACCAATGTCCCGGCAGTACAAGACCCTATTAAAGGTACGGTAGCAGGGCAGTTAAATACGGTGCTTGATCCTAATTCGCCGTTGATGGCGCAGGCTGCTACATACGGCAGTCAACAAGCCAATGCTCGCGGTTTGCTTAACAGTTCGATAGGAATATCAGCCGCGCAAGCTCCAATGATAGATGCTGGTTTGCAGATAGCTACGCCGGATGCGGCGAGCAATAATCAATTCGGGTTATTCAACGCGCAACAAGCTAATAACACTAACCAGTTCAACGCTTCAAACGCTTTGAGTGCCAGCACATCGAACGCTGGCAATACTAAAGATTTGATGATGAACAACGCAAGTTTACAGAATCAACTTAATCTTGCACAACTGGATACCGGAACCAAACTTAAGATAGCGAACATTCAGGCCTTGTCTCAAGATTCACAATTAGCGTCGGCGATGAATCAGACTTTGATGAACGCCATTGTGGAGATCAACAAACAAGATAAACCGCTGGAAGTACGGCAGGCAGAAATAAGCCAGTTGGCCGATCTTACCGGGCGGTCGATAGGATTGCTGCAGTCGTTCGATCAGGCGGTTCCGAATTCCGATCTTGACTTCACTGACTTATTCCCTAAGCCAGCGGCTAACACCATTACCGGCAGTTCTTCAGGCACGGGGTCTTCTTCTGGGTCTTACCAATCACAAACTAATCCCGTTGGTGGAGCGGTGAACGTACTAGGCTACCAGGTTGAGCCTAGTGTACTGGGCGCGGCCATGAGTTACACGAAAGCAACCGGGCAAGAAATACCGCCTGAACGGATAGTACCCGATGCCTTGATTCATGACATTCAAGCCGCTATGAACCCATCAACAGGATCGTCATACCTCGGAAGTGACGGTGTTGTACATGCCGCGAATCCTGGGGCCTATGATCTGGATAAACTGATGAAAGACACGGGGTCTTCGACTTACGGTGAAATGTTCAACAAGCTATTTATAGCTGCGAACCCGCCCGGAAGCATGAGAACCGATAGCCCGATGTTCTATATTTACGCATGATAGTCGAGCGCACTTTTGACGTTGAGTACATACGGGATTGCATCATTGAGCCTAGAAACTGGAGGCTCGGTAACCCTATGAAACTGGACATTGACCCGGGTTTATTTTACCCGCCTATGAATGACGGCGTGATCTATCTTCGTATTCGGGACGTTAGCCGGGATTACGGGGTATTGATCGGAATAAAACGGGGGGCGAGTTACGAAGCGCATCTTGGTTTACTTCCTGTGGCGGTAGGTAAGGCTGTAGCGATAGCAAAGGCGGCTACCCGGTGGGTGTTTCTGAATACTGACTGCTTGAAGATAACAGCAGACACATTGGCCAATAACCCCTTAGTTACCAGACTCGCGAAGAACGCGGGTATGGTGCAAACCGGGGCAACAACATTTGAATTAAATAAGGAGGAGTTATGCCAGCAGTAGCAGCAATTGGCGCATCTTTGGCCGCCGGTGCTTCGGCAGTAGGAACAGCCGCGCTCGGAGTGTTTGAAGGGTTAACGTTGGCTAGTGTAGCAACCGGGGCAAATATTCTCGGCACTGGAATGAGCCTTATCGGAATGGCTACGGGCAATAAAACACTGTCCTCTATCGGGCAAGGTTTTAGTATGGCCGGAGGTGTCGGAAGCATAGGTAATATGTTGAAAGGGGGCCTGTCTGCGGAAGCCGGGATAAGCGGATCAAATGCCACGAAGACCGGGCTTCTTAACTCAGACAACATAGACACTATGCTCGGCGCACAAACTAAGGGTGTTAAGTCTACAGCGGATCTTATTAACAATTCAGTCGGGGATATCTCAAACAATATAAATGCACCTAAAGTAGGCGCAGCCGCCGTAAATGGTGGAGTAGGTGAGACTCAATCCGCTCTCAACCAGATCAACGGTACACTCACGAAGTACAGTATGCCGCTTGGAATCCTCGGTGGTATGGGAGAGGCGTACATGACTAAGCAAATGATCGACCAGCGCGACAGAATGCAGAAGCGTGATCTACAAATGGAACAAAACGCCGTCAATCGAAGAAGTCAAGTACCAGCAGCCGGGTACAACATAAATCCCGGTAACACATTCAACCCTGCCGCTTACGGCGGCTTACTGAGAGCTTACTAATATGCCGATGCCAATGGAAGCACAAGACGAACCCGAATCAGCGCAGGAAGCCGCTACCGAAACACCTGAAACGGAACAGCAAGAGTGGACTACCAATCCCGATCATGTCTATGCCGGGGCGATACACGGTATGGATGCTAACCATAAGAAAGCGCTCGATAGAGTGATTGACGCCGGGAAGAAATTAATCTTCGGAAAGGATACTCACGATCAAATAATGGCTGGACTGGAGAACGCTGACGAGAGCAGTATGCCACAAGCCTTAAGTGACGGCGCGGTGAGTGTTGCTAGTATTCTGTACAAAAAGAGCGGCGGCACTATGCCAGGGGAAATAATTATTCCTGCCGGAACTGTTCTCATGGCTTTGGTATGTGATTACCTTAGCAAAAGCGGGAGACCGATGTCGGATCAGATATTCGAGCAAGCGGCTATGCAGTTCAAAGACAAGATGGAAAAAGCTGTTTCCGGTCAAGATAAATCCACACAGGATCAAGGATCTGGTACAATAGTGCCAGATAATGAACAGTCAGCACCTCCCGCAGTAGCACAACCCCAACAACCCGGTTTACTTCAAGGATAAGAACAATGGTCGGATTCTTAGGAATGATGGCGGCTGGCGGAGCTATGGGCGCGCGTGACACGGACGTTCAGAATACCCGAGCGCAGAATGAATTAGAAATGCGTAATTCAACCGAGGCACTACGGGAAGAATATCTTAACCGTCGTTTCGACAAAGAACTGTCTATGAAACGTGAGGATGCGCAACGCCAAGGGCTGCTAAAAGAACAAGAGTATCAACGTAATCGTACAGATAAGCTTTCTGATACCGCGGCTGAACGCGAATTCCAAAGCAAGAAACAAGCGCAAGATATCGAGGCGCGTAAATCTGTGGCTAATACCAGCGCTGGCAGCCGACTGGAAGCCGCAAAGATTCGTGCGCAAGCCATTAAAGCCGGTAAAGGCGAGGATGACGGAGAAGCGTTAACCTACACTGATACCGACGGCAAAGTTTACCAAGCCAGAACGCCGCAAGAAAAAGAGATTGCTCTAATGCAGCGTTTGGGGATATCTGAGAACGGTGCTCAGGCCATGAAGCAGAAGCAGACGATGGGTATATTGGGCAGCGCAGCACGAGACCCTAGAAGCTTTACGGAAGGAACCCCGGCCACCGCATCACGAATGGTAGATCAGGTGTACGGTAGCAAGCCGCAGCAAAGTAGCGTCCTTAAATACAATCCTAAAACAGGAAAATTCGATTAATGCAAGTTGAAGCTTACGGTAAGGTTCTGGATTTTCCAGATGATATGTCACACGAAGATATGGCCGCTGCTATAAAATCGAACGAGCATATCCTTAATCCAGATTACAAACCTGGGGCTGCCCCCTTGCTCGATCGAGCTATAGAACTTGGTAAAGGTGTTGCTGAGAAATTCCCCGGTATATCTCGCAGAGCCGGTATCGCAGATCAAGCGGAAGCCTCGGCGACTGAGGGCGAGAATACAGCGGCTAGAGAAATTAAAGGCGCACCGGTTCGCCAATCGGCATACAACAAGGAATTACTGAATCCTACTGAATCTGTAGGCGGCATTAAAGGCCGTATAAGCGACGTTGCCGCGCGAGACCAAAGAGGGCAGAAGCTACAAGAAGAACTACAAGGTTTAAGCACTGATGAAAACGTACCGGAAGGCGGGTTCTTAGCATCAGCCGCGTCAATGACCGGGCAGACTATTAAAGGTGTTGGCCGCGTGGCCTCGGACTATCTTGGGTACGATAAAGATAATCCGATAGCTGCTTACGGCGAAGAGATACTTCGTAATAATCCTGTTGCTATTCGTGGGCTTGAAGATATTAAAGACCGCCCCTTCTTAGCCTTTAAAGAAGCTACTGGTAATTCTGTTCCTTCTATGGGGGCGATGGTTGGCGTGGCGGCTTTAGGGCAAGGTATCACTTCTGTTGCTCCACTGACCGGGCCTGCTGCTCCGATCATTGCCGCAGTTGGGCAAGTAGTGTCATGGCTAGGCCCCGCTGCTGTGGCGGCATTACCAAGTTATTCCGGCATACGGGATAAACAGATTCTTAATGACCCGAAGAATGAGGTCGACGCTAAATCAAAAGCCATAGCTGCGCTCGGCGCAGGTGCGGTCGGCGCTATCGAAGTAGCATTCGGCCCGCAACAATGGGCAATTGCCGCACTGACTAAGGAAGGTCGTTCGGCTTTAGCCCGTAAGTTCGCGGCCACTTCCCCACTAGACGCTATATTTAAAGGCGCTGTGAAAGGTGCCGTAGCCGAAGGTTCGGAAGAACTGGTGCAGAACCCAATAGAACAACTGGCTTCTTACGATAATCCCACAACCAAAGAGAACGTAAACGAGACGCTGTTCGGCGGCGCTATGGGCGCAATCGGTGGGTTCGCTCCTGGCGGCGTAGCGGGCGGTCTTGCCCAAAGACAGAACCAAATAAACATTGAGCGTAAAAAATTCCAGGCACAAGCCGCAGCTAATCGCCACAATGACAACGAAACGAAAGCCGGGGTGGATAACATTCGGGCAGCCGGAACAGTCGATGAAGCTATTCAAGCGGCTCAAGAAACGGTATCGAAAAAGCCCGCTACAGCGGACGATGTGCTGCGTGTAGTTGACCCAACACTGGCGGATATAGAGCGTTTGACAGGAGTTAAACCTTCTGAGCAAATGGCACAAGAATTTATTCAGGAATCTATTCAACAAGGGAGTGAAAATGCCCAGCAAAAAGAAAACCAAACGACCGCCAAAACCAATTTATTAAACGAAATAGTTCTACCAGATGGAACTTCACTACCGGCAAAATGGGATGTGGTAGATGCTGATACTGTTAAAGCTTCAGTGAGAGAAGGCGTTAACCAGCCGCGAGACCGTACGCGAGCCTCAGCGAACCTACAGGTTATGGGTATAGCTAAAAAACCAGACTACCGTAGATTGTCCAACTCCCCGGTGATGGATATCGGAGCTCCTGTTATAGATATAGACGGAAACATAGTCGGCGGTAATGGTCGTTTTGAAGGGGTATCAAGTTCCTACGATCAAGGTACACATGAAAAGTATCTTGCCAACCTAATAGATGACCTAGAAAACAAAGGAATTGACCGGTCAGCTATTGAAGGTATGCGGAAGCCTATTTTAGTCCGCAGGATCACTGAACCGTTCGATACTCGCAGACTAGCTATTGTGTCCAACGTTGGTGGCAGTTCTCCGTATTCTGTATTAGAAAATGCGCGGCTTGATGCTGAAAGACTCACCAACATAGCTGACATAGATGTGAACGGTAGTGGTGATATACCTTTAACACAACAAAATCTGGCAAAGATAAGTAATTCTCTAAGAAATTACAGTGATGGGGAGCAAAGCCAGTTCCACGATGCCGACGGTAGATTATCTCAAGAAGGGATTCGGCGCATCAAAGGCGCTATCCTTTACAACGCCTACGGCAACAGCCCAACGCTTAGTAGGCTAATTGAATCGACAGACAACGACATGAGAAATGTAACAGGGGCGCTTACCAAAGTCGCGGGTTACGTGGCCAAGGTTCGCAGTGAGATCCCAAAGAAGCAGGACATAACCAAAGACTTAATCGCGGCGGTAGAGAAATTCTCACAATTACGCGAGCAGGATATACCTGTAGGGAACTATATCTCCCAGGGTGATATATTTGGCGACGGGCTAACAGACAAAAGCAAAGAGATACTTCAAGCACTGGATGACAATGCCAGATCCCAAGGCAAGATCGCTGCTTACATAAAAGACGCTTACGAAACACTCGGTAAAATAGAATCTGCCAAGGGTGGATTGTTCGAGAGTAATAACCAAGAGCAGGAGGCGCAGGAAACTGTTAAGCCTCAAGTTGAGGGGGCTGATAAAGCGGCTAAAGAATCGGCAGCACTATTTAGTAAAAGACCCGCGCAAGAAGACAACACGCTCCTAATACAACACAACATATCCATAACCAACTTAATCCATGCGGACAGAGTTGGCGGCATAGCTGCGCCGTCATTAGCTATTACGGACAAAGAAAACCCGTTAACTGGATTCGGTCAAATAACTTTACTCGGTGACAGGAATCTGGCCGATCCCAAGAGTGGGGCCAAGGTATTCGGTGCTGATGTATACTCCCCACGATACCCTACGGTACGTTACGAGTTCTCAGATAAAAACGTCGACCTTTTCAACAAAGAAATAAAACCGTTTATAGATTTAGTAGACGGTGAACCAATTAAATCGTACAACCTGGACGGGGATCAGACAACAGCAATAGACCATCTTGAGCGTAACCCGACCATTTTAGCACTGTTCTTGAAAGAGCAACACGGAATAGAACCCAAACTTGTGAGAGTGAAAAAACCTATCCTCGCGCAAAAGTACAAAAAATATATAGGGAAAAATTATTACGAACTACATGAAGATGCTGAGTTCAGAAAAGCGGTAGAAGATAAATACGCCGACGTGATAGAGAATTTTTCCAGTCGCGGTAAAGACAGAGAGCAGTTAATTTCTGACCTTGGTCGCGGCTTTGTTCGAGAATTAGATAGATACGCGCAGGACATAAAAAGAGCCGGAAAAGTCGATGACGTGTCATCTATTCGTGAAATGCAGAAACAGATTAACGTCAAGAAATTAGATACTGAGTACGACGTGTTTGTTTACAACCTTGTTCACTCGCTGAACCCTAAAGAACAAATATCCCAAAGAAACGCGCAAGGCGACAGGAAATACTCAGACCATAGTATTGACAACGTAATAGGTATACTTAAAAGAAATATTCGCGGGGGCGAATCAGGCGGCGCATCGCCCGGTAAAGTCAGGGCGATGGTAACACCTGAGTTCAAGAGCATAAAACAGATAAAAGAAGCTAAGGGTAAACTCGTGTCGAGCCTTGACTTCAACCAGTTGCGCGATGAAATGAACAATGACGTAGAAGTGATAGCCGATCAACTTGAAGGGCATTACAAGTACTACAGGCACAGCTTGAGCACCACTGTCGATATGTTGTTCGACGCGGCCAACGGAAATATAAACAGCGCGCTAAAAGAACACGGCTACGAGAATGTACCGGATAGTGTAAAACTGGAAATATCAGAACTATTCGACAAATTCCGCAACATGCCGACAGAGTATTTCGAGGCAAAGATACCGCGCGAAGTAGGTTTAAAGGAATTCTCCGCTGCCGTTGTCCCGAAACTTATCCCCAAGCAAGCACTGGATATACTGAAGAAGAACGGCATAACGGATATCAAGTATTATAAAGATCAAGACGACCGTATAGCAAAGATAGGTTCCTTCAAGAAGTTGCTATTTAGCAAACAACAAGAACAAAGACCTAAAACACGGAGCCTGTCAGTCTCAGACATCCAGCCACTAGCCGATAAAGTGAACTCGAAGCTTACGCACGGCGAGGTTATCGTTCTTGCGGATGAGAGCGATTTGCCGAAGGGTACGGTTCAGTTGAAACAGACAGCGTGGCATGGTTCACCACATGACCACAACAAGTTCGATTCATCCAAGATAGGCACCGGCGAGGGTGCACAGGCTTATGGCTACGGGCACTATTTTACGGATACAAAGAGCGTTGCTGAATATTACCGTGACACATTATCTAAAGCAGACGCCGAGGCATTTTACCAATTAGCCTTGGACAAAGGTCTTTCTAAAGAACTTACCGATAGCATGGTAGATTTTTACTATAAAACGGACAATAAGTCGTTTAAAGCTTACGCTGACATGGTAAGTAAAAAATCTTCGCAGGAATCCGTAGAAAAACGTCGAGAAGAATTCATCCGCCCAGCTTTACGAGACGGCAGCGCTAGAGAAGTGTGGGATGATTTCTTTAATTCGTCGACGGGCAAACTTTACGAAGTAGACCTAAAACCCGCAGAAGATGAGTATCTGCTTTGGGATAAGCCGCTTAGTAAGCAGAGTGAGAAGGTTAAAGATTCACTTAAACAATTAGGAATAAATAGCGACAAATCCCCGGACGACATGAACGACCTTGAATTAAAGGGGGCATTAGGGGGTTTCGAGAACACATTGGGAAAAGGCGAAGCCGCAGGTTCTAAGTTGTACAAAGAACTAACTAGCCATTTTGGCGGCGATAAACAGGCCTCAGCATACCTGCACTCAATCGGCATACGCGGCATAAAATACTTAGACGGATCAAGCCGGTCATCAGGTGAGGGTAATTATAACTACGTCATATTCGACGATAACGACGTAGAGATAAAAGTCAAATATTCTAAAGACTTAGGCATGATAGAAGGTGCTTATGTCGGTGACGGAAAAGTTTATATAGTAGCCGGAAGCATACCTACACTGACACGTGCAGAACAAGTTATCCAGCATGAGTTAAGCCACTTGGCTGCCGAAGAACTACTCGACTCCAAAGAGTATCGAGCCGCGATACGCTCAGTTCAATTATTGGAAAAGACAAAGAACAAAGTTGTTCAGGATCTGGCAAAAGAAGTGGATCTTCGCCAACCTGATCTTGACCCTAACACCCGCGCCAAAGAGATTCTAGCTATGTCGGTAGAGACTGGCAAATATAAAGAATCTAACCCACTGAAAAGAATAATCGCCGATATCGTTCGCGCATTTAAAGCACTGCTTCGCAATATGGGCGCTAAGTTCGACTTCGTTGAAAAGATGTCGGAAGGCGAGGTGTTCGCCACCATGCGCCGTGCTATGGATATGCTTTACGATGGTAGTAAAGGTAACGGTGCCCGCGATGGTGGCGTGCTGAGAAGTTCTGAAAAACAGGGAATTTCTGACACTATCACTGTCGATGGTGTAGAAAGACCAACAACTAACAGTGAAGGCAAACCAATATATCCAACAGAAGATGGCATACGTAACTTCTGGAAATGGTTTGGTGATAGCAAAGTCGTAGACGAGCAGGGGAGACCGCTAGTTGTTTATCATGGGACTAATAGGGATTTCAATACTTTTGATCAAAGTGAGATAAATAGTGGATCTGGTACTTATTCAGGCAAAGGTTTCTACTTCACTCCGTCGATTACCGAAGCAGGTGGCTGGGCTGAAATGCAAGGCGAGCAACCTAACGTAATACCTGTTTACTTACGTATCGAAAACCCACACACTTTCGTGCTGCGTAATTACAACTGGCAGGCCGACGATGATTTTTCAAGCAGACTACAAGATAAAGGCCACGACGGGATAATAGCTAAAGTCCAAGATATTGACACTGAAACCAATGAGATTGTGGATGAGTTTATAAAAGAAATAGTGGCATTCTCGCCCAACCAAATCAAGTCAGCCGTTGGTAACAACGGCGACTTCAGCCAAGAAGATAACAACATACTATTCAGTAAAGCACCGCCGATCAACGAAGACAATCAACCCGCCAAGTTCGATCCGAACAAAGACATTCCTGAAACAAAGGCGCGTGCTGTACAGCGCGCTGTACAGGACAAGTTCAACCGGTTCACGGTAATTAAAGAGTGGCTGGAAAAAGAAAAAGGAATCAAGCTTTCTGAAAAAGCCGATGTGTTTCGGGCAGAAGAGCGCTTTCATTCTAAAGTAGCGAATCAACTGGAAGACTTCCGTAACGATGTCCGGAATCCGCTGATTGAGAAGATGGCCAAAGCCGGATTTACTAAAGACCAAGTTGAGGAGTATCTACTCAATCAACACGCACAGGAAGCCAACGCTCAGAATCGAAAGCTCACGGGTGCCGATACTACGGCCTTTGGTATAACAGACCAGGAAGCCAAGGATTATCTGGACAAGGCTCCAAAAGAACTAGCGGATATCGCCAACGAAATACAAGCGATTACCGATAAAACTTTAGACTTGCGTCTTGATAACGGGCTGGAATCGCAAGAAACCTACGACGCAATGAAGGGCGCATACAAACACTATGTGCCAGTTAAGGGTGATGCTGAATCACAGGAAGGAAGAATAAGCAAGGGAACCGGCGGCAAAGGGTTCGACCTAAAATATAAAGGCAAACGCAGACTTGGCCACTCGGCACGGAACGAAGATGCTGTCGGTAATATATTCCAAGATTATGAGCGTGCGGTTCTCCAGGTTGAAAAGAACCGCGTAGCAAAAAATCTCGCGCTTATGGCCGCTGAGATAGGAATGCCTGAGCTAATTTCCATCGATCAGCCGGTTAAGAAACGCTCAATACAGAATACTAAAGCTTATGGGGTTCTGGTAAAAGGCGAGTTGCAAGAAGTATTTCAGAACCAAGAAACAGCCAAACAGAACAAAGCACTGATAATTGCCCGTGATAAAAACCTATCGCCGAGCGATATCACTATAGCCACTATCGCGGATCAACGGCTAATCTATGGTGCATCGCCTATGTTGGCGGATAACGAAGTAAATGTTTACATCAACGGCCATGCTATCCGCTTACAGATCAACGACGATCTTCTTGCACAAGCGTACAAGAACATGGGGGTGGAAGCACTAGGTTCTATCCTACGAGTTGGTCGGGCGATGAACGGATGGATGTCCAAGGTTTACACCGGCTACAATCCTGAGTTCATTCTTACGAACATCATCCGTGATTTTACTACAGGCGTAATAAATACAACCGGCGAAGAAGGCATAACCATCGCGGCAAAGTCAGTAGCTAATTACCCTAAAGTATTCGCGTCTCTGCTTAAGTACGCAGCGACAGGTAAAAGTGATAAATGGATAGATGGCTACAGGGCCAATGGCGGTAATACTGGTGCGGCCTACTTATCAGATCTGGAACGGCTGGGTACAGAGGTGCAGAACGAATACGCTGCTTACCAAGGTGTCGTGGCTAATATGAAGCAAGGAGATTTGCACAATGCTTCAAGAGCCGCTGGCCGTAAAGTTTTCAACAAGTCGATTAAGTACATCGAGCATCTTAACCAGGCCGGTGAGAATGCCTACCGGTTATCTGTCTACAAAGCGATGATCGAATCAGGCAAGAGCGTGAACGAAGCCGCCCACTTAGCTAAGAATGTCACGGTTAACTTTAATCGTAAAGGCGAGAAAGGTGCAGAGTTAAATGCCCTATATCTATTCTTCAATGCTGGCGTTCAAGGAACTGCGGCAATGTCGCATGCCCTCTTTAAAGGCAAGCACAAGTATCAAGCCTGGGGGCTTGCTGGTTCTATGGGAGTATTGGGCGCACTGACGGCGATGAGCCTAGGCGGATTTGACGACGAAGATGAATACGACAAAATAAGCGATGTTACCAAGTCAAGGAATCTGATTATAAAAGCCGGTGACGGGTATGTGAAGATCCCTGTGCCCTACGGGCATGGTTTCTTTTACAACCTGGGCCGGATGACTGCGGAGGCTATTCGCAAAGATGAAGTAGGCAAACTTCCATATCAGCTTGCGGCGTTGGCCATTGAAGAGTTTTCACCGTTCAACATGGCATCCACCGATGAGGGTGAGTTCGATTCCAAGCGGGTTGGCTTCGCTTTACTCCCAACAGCAGCAAAGCTTTATGCGGAACCCGCTTTCAATTACTCGTCGTTCACCGGCAGAGAAATATATCCTGAAAGCCCGTTCGATAAGTCACAACCTGATAATGAGAAAATGTTCAGGGGCACCAAGGGCACGGCTTATGATATCGCTGCGCAATACCTGAATGCCGCGTCCGGCGGCAACGTCGAAGTGTCCCCGGAAACTTTGAAATACCTAACCAGGGCTGCCACTGGTGGAGCAGGGGCTTTGGTGGACTCTACCGTCTCAGGTGCGGTACTGAAATCAGAGGGTGCGGAACTTGATACACGGGAAATTCCTTTTATACGCAAAGGATACGGCGAGATAACGGTTCAGGATGCGCGAGCCGCTTACGGTAAGGCAAAAGACGAAGCCCGCACAGCGGCAGAGAAGTTCAGCCGCCTGAAGCGCAACAACGACTTAGAAGGCGCGGCCAAATTCGTCGATGAGCACGCCGAGCTACTGGCTATGAACGCCTATGCCGACAGTTTATCTAGGTTCATAACAGCGAACCGGGATCAACAGGATGCGATAAGAGCATCTAAAGAATACTCAGTCAAAGAACAACGGTTAAGAATTAAAGATTTGGAGAAGGAAGAAGAGTCTTACTACAGCGAGTACCTTGATGTTTTTAAACAGAAGAAGCAAATTATGAAATCTAAGGAGAAGTAAACATGCTACAAGTTGACACAAGACAACGCCCAATAGCCAACTTTGAAATCAGACCGAGAGTGGTTATCGACACCACTACTAACCCGCTATACACCTGGATAAGCACAACTTACGACATGGCTATCGCGACCACAGAACAGGGCTGGAGTTGCGAGCAGATAACCAACGCTACCGGAACTTCTGAGTTTGCAAAATTCGGAACCGATGCAGATGATCTATCCGGCACGGTGCGCACGGATGAGTTTAAATTCAAAGCAAGTAAAGCAGCTACTTACACCTACTAACAAGGCTCTAATCAAATATGGACTGGAGAAATGGCTACTATCGCAATAAAGGGTGGTTAGGTATTGCTAATAACGCGGATTTAATACCGCTTCAGGAAGCTCTTGTTACGGCTGTCGGAACGTCCAACCAGATCATTATAACCCCTGACACAGTAGCCGATACCATTACTTTCTCCACTCCGCAGAGTATTGGTACGACTTCCAGCCCGACATTCGCGGACTTGATCGTGCGTAAATTGAAAGGGTCAGGGAGCGCACCTACTTATTCATTCGTGGGGGCTAATGGTGCCGGGGCACAGGGTACACCAACTAATGTGGTGATGGCCGGAACAGATTTAGCCTTCACCTTCTCGTTCACGTCAGGAACCACTTGTACGGCTGCTGCTATAGCCAAGATAACATTTGTTCAACCATTTGCCGCCGTTCCTATCGTGTTTATGTTTCCAATGAATAGGCTTACTTCTTCGACACAGACAACCGTAGCAAAGGCCACTACAGTGGCTAACGTGACCGTTAATGATTTCGTGCTAGACGGTGGCTCCAGCACAGCACTGGTGGACAGTAGCGCATACTCTTGGGGTTTCATGGTGGTCGGAAAATGAGCACCGTACTCTGGAAGACGATACCCGGTACATTATTGCAAGATCAGCTTATCCCTAAAACCGGAGGCGGATACCATCCTCACTTGGTTGATATTTACGTGCCTCCAGTGACAACCACAAGGTTGCTGATATCTTTGCACGGCGGCGGCGGTTCTAAAGAAGAGAACGCGCTTTCTATTCGCGCCACTACGACATCGACAAATATTACAGCGGCCAATGTTAATTGGTCTTTGTTGTCGTACTGGCATGTGGTAGTTGTTATACCGCAAGGGCAGCACGCCAACGGCATAACCAGTGCATGGAACCCAAACGGGGCTAATACTGAATCGGCCTCTAACCCGGATGGTACGGCAACATGGTCGAATCATTTTATGTGGTCCGGTGCTGACGATGTGTTGTTCCTGCAAGACTTAAGCGATTACTTAACGGCGGCATATCCTGGGCATGGTAGGAATCTGTGCGGTGTATCGAACGGTGGTTTTATGTGCAACCGCGCATGGTATGAACTGCCCAATAAATACGAACGTATGCTCACTATATCTGGTTGTGCTTCGGATTATTACGTTGCACACCCAACTCTACCGGCAACTATTAGGCCGTTCTTTTCCCAGATTGGGTATAACGACGACGTGCTTGGAGTATTGAACGGTTCCGCTGGACGAGGAAGCCATTTCTACAGCGACATATGGATTCAGAACTCTCAGCAAATATCTGTAGCAGGTGTCGATTACCCTAATCTCGGTCAGTGGATTGGGGAATTTAAGCAATTACAGACCAGGGTTAACGCCTATAACACGGCACACAGTTTGCCGCCTGAAACTGTAACAGTCGGCGATGGTGTTGTAACGAGTGTAGATATCGGTACACAGACAAGATGGTCGTACTCCGGGGGGAAGAACGTGCTGCAATTTCTATCCTACCCAGATCACTCTCTTCTAACCCACGCGCAAGCAACCAAAGACAGAGCGATAAGCGTCTGGATGAATTTCATTATTAACAGTTAAGGAAAAATTATGGACTGGAGAAGTGGCTTTTTTAAAAATCGTGGCTGGTTGGGGTTACTACAATACAATTCGTCTACCGGAACCATAAGTTCAGCGGGAACGACAATCTCTGATGTGGCATCGTACACTACCTCAGATTTTAAAACTGATGCTACTATAGACCTGACAGTAGCTCGAAATGTGGAGGTTTCAGATACTTACGCAGATTCTGACTTTCAGCCCTCACTTTGGCGCATAGTGCCTGCTGCGACTAATAAGCGTAAGTTAGTAAGTCCATACATAGTATTTAGTACGTACGCATTACTCATAGCCGCTTACCCTGCTGCATCTTATCCTGGATTAAGGGCTATGATAACCGGGTGGAATAATATTATATTAAGAAGTAATGGGTCACGTTATGTACCTTTAGGTGGAAGGGCTTTTATATTCCGTGGTGATTTCGGATCTTTAGCTTCTCCTAGTTTAAATTCAGGCGGAGGGACTACATATAGTTTCAATACTGGTACTGGTACACCTACATTCCCGGCAAATTTGGCAGCAGTTGGAGATGTATTTAATATTAGATTCAGGATGCAGCGGCATAACGCTAATGCCACAATTAACCCTGCTAGAGTGACTTTTGGCACTGCCGGTACTAGCTCAGATGGAGTTACTTGGTCAGGTACTTTAGCTGCTACAGATTTACTTGAAGTATCTGGAACTTACTACATATCCGTGAAAGATAATACTCATTACACAACCAATTCCAGTGCTGTGCAGTCTGGTACTGGTGGAACTGGTCAATTAGTAGATACTACTAACAACGTAGATTTTACACAGCCGATGATACTTTCATTCAATGGGACTAAGAATACATCCGACACAATAGATTTAATAAGTTATGACTTTGAGTGGGTGGCTGTATGACACGGGACGCTCTTTCATTTCTTGCAAACTCGAAAGGTAATGCTCCAAAACTCCTTGCAGCGTTGCGAGGCATCCCTTCGACAATGCTTGACACGGCACCAACTTATGTTAGCTCATCACAATGGTTGCAAAATATCGCTAGCGTAACTGACACGGTTACCGGTCGAGTGTTCCAAGATGATATTGTTGCCAATATTATGGGTTCCGGTGCAACGCTAGACTTTCAGATGATTCATAATCAGACTTCTCCGGTTATAGCCAATAGCGGTGCTGGTTTAACTGCATTAAATGCTTTGATGCAAAACACAGTGGTATCAGCCACTAAACCTGACGGATCAACTGGCAACATTATTTCGTCAAATCTTAAAAGCACGATAGCAACACTCCCACAGCAGGACGTTTTCAGGATACAAAATAGTACAATAAGCGCGCCGACAATAAGTATCAGAGAATATTTTATTTCATATGATATTTATTTACCTTCAAACTTAGCATCAATACTTGATAGCAACTATGCAAATAGTGCGTATTGGGTAGTATTATTTGACCAAAAGACTGGTTATTATGCCGGAGATTTTCTTGGGGGTGATTATCGAACAAGCGTTAATGCGCAGATAACAAGCGGTGGTGGCCCTTTATACTTCAGGATTCGTGGTGATGATGTTGCTAACAATCGGGCGAATGCTGGTACTACAGGAGCTATTCCGGGCGTAACAAATAATACAACAATCTGGAATAAAAATAGTTCTCAGGCTGTACCGGTGGGTGAATGGTTTAAATTGATGGTATATAGAAAGTTACCTTCGAGTAAAGATGATTTATTAACTGGGCGTACTTGGGTTGGGATGCATACTTATACAAACGGGAAAGCTAATGCTACACAAACCCTACATAATGAGTATCAACTTGGTAATCCGCAGATGGGTGTGCAAAATCTACCTATAGCAAGATCATTCCTCCCAACAAATTACAGTCATGCAGCACCAATAGATATACGCTGGTGTAATTGGGAGTGGTGGAGTACTGCGCCGGTAACTTTGCCTTGATTGTGATTTTTATCACATACAACTAACAATAAGGAGGATATTATGGAGTGGCCCGTACTCTGGAGTAAATCCACCATGACCGCTGAACAAGAAGACCTGCAAAAACTAAAGACTGACGTTACCGAGATAAAAGTCGATGTCCTGGATTTGAAGTCTCATAGAACAATTTGTAATGAGAAGCACGAAAGCGCAAATAAGCACCGAAGAGAGTCGGACAAAGAAATGATTAATATAAGTACAACTCTCAATAGTACGTTGGAAACGAACAAAGAAATACTCAGTTTAATGAAAGAGTATGCGCCAACTGTGAAGCGCGCCAAAGATGCCCACACAACAACCGATAAGCTTAAGGATTACGCTATCTGGGTAGCGGCACTATCTGCTGGAGGTGCCGGGTTGCATTATTGGACAAACCTGTTTTCATGATATTATACGTTTTTAAGGAGATTTTATGGCTGAAGAAGATATGATTCCTGGATATTATGGAGCATAAATTATGACTCCTGCACAAATAGCACTAGCAATTAAACTAGGAATATATGCTGTGATTGCGCTGGCAGTTATCGGTTCTTTAGCGTATTTGCGGCATTCTATATTCCAAGATGGTGTTAATCAGACAACAGCTAAATATGAAAAACGTGATCAAGAGACAGCGGCAAAGAGCGCAAAGCTACTGGCTGATAAGGAAGCAGAAGTAAGGCAAGCCAATTACGAACAGACACGGAGGTTAGTAAATGCAACCAGGGTATATGCAGATCACGCAAGCAACTTGCAGTCTGATGTTACTATTCTTACTAAGCGCTTGCAGCGCTCCGGCTCCGCGGCAAATTGTAGTATCAACACCGTGCCCGGATCAAGTGACGATAACCGCAGCCGAAAAAGCGAAGATTATGGGGTTGATCGAGAAATTGCGAAAACCGTGATCGAGTTAGTTAATTTGTGCGAAAAGAAGATTGAAGAACTTCCTGTGGTGAATTAAATGCAAAGCGAACTAATAGATTTTATAGAGAGCTTATCAACATCAGATCCGGATAAGCTAACACGTGAAGATATCGATAAGATACGCTGGTTTATCCGTTCAGATGGGTGTAGCGGTGTGCCTGACATTTGCGTCGATGAGTGCATAAAACATGACTTTTACTTTAGAACTCACCATGATTTTAGTGGTAAACTGATACGCTTCGAAGAGGCTAATTCGAAGTTTAGAAACGGATTACTGAAGAAAAGACATTACTTATTAGCATGGGAAAGATGGATCGGTGTTAGTATATTGCCGCAAGCTAAAAAGGCGTGGACTAATAAATCAATCTTTCATGGCGACGCTTCTTAGCACGGTTTAAAGATTACCGTAAACTCTGGATTCAGCCATTTTCAAGGGAATTAATAGAGAGTGCTGGTATGCGATTGTGTTGACGCACTTACATTCAGATGTCTATCAACTGGCCATCCATTTGACGGATATTAAATCCCCTCCGGTGCCGGGGTATCGAAACTTTTAAGCTCCTATCCTATCCTATCTTTTGCGATATTGAAATATGTTTCGTCTAATTCTATTCCGATAAAATTACGGTTCAGATTCTTACAAGCCACGCCGGTTGTACCACTGCCCATAGTAAAATCTAAAACCGTTTCACTCTCATTCGTATATGTTTTAATCAAGTATTCTGCCAATGCTACGGGTTTTTGCGTTGGGTGTATCCGGTCTTTATCTCTTGTGAATCGAATTAGGTTTAATGGATAACGATCCCCTTCGGAGACAGTTAGCGCCTCTGTTTGTTTCCCGTAATTTTGTGTTTTAGTCTGTCCTTGTTTCTGGCTATACGCCTTAAATCCAGTTCTCATCTCCGCGTTGTACGTTGGTTGTTTTTGGTAATAAACGACGATATCCTCCACACTTCTTAAAGGTTGTTTCTTCGAATTTAAAAACCCCGTTCCCTGCCCTTTATCCCACACCCAGCAATACTTAAACATCTTAATATTGCTCATAATCAAGGCGCTAGTAAAAGGCTGCGAACCATGCAAAACAATAGCTCCGTTAGGCTTTATAATCCGCTTCAATTCTCTCCACATTGGCTCAAAAGGTATCACTGAATCCCACATGCAAGCAGTTGTGCCATATGGCGGGTCAGTTAAAACCAAATCAATTGATCCGTCCGGAATACATTTCATCAGTTCCAAACAATCGCCATGTCGCAAATCTATCACGCTTGCCTCCTCAAAAACTCAGGTAAATTAGCATCGCTGTACTTGTGATTGAACGCAACAATATTAGCCATTCTCCACGCTTTTGATACAGCGCATCCGTTCGAAACGTAGAACATGAATCTGTTTAGTATAAATTTAATCATGGTTTTTCCTCGTAAACTTTACAATTCTCTCCTTCTGCCGCTTTAGTAATTGGGTAATCAGACTTAAGATTTTTACATTTAGACATTTTAATGTTTTCTCCTCGTCGAACTTTCACGAACGTAATATTTTCGTTATCCCAAAACCTACAGTTAAGGCACAGCTTTGTTTTCATTTTTAGGTATCGCCTTCAAAACACCGTCAACAATTTCAAAGTCATTGACGCTTAGGTCGATTAGTGTTTCTTTCCATTTGTCAACGCTAGTTGAAGTTGACATAACAAGTACCACGTAGGCATCGTCGTTATAAGAATTCCAGTGTCCTGGCCCTATCTTCGGAGATTCTGTATACTCCCATACCTCTCCATCATAGTCCTGTGCCAAAAACTTTGCTTCGTCGCTTATCTCTACTGTGTAGTTAAACGTTATTTTCATTTGTCAACCACCATCGCGCCAACATTTTTAAGTGACAGATTAACGTATCCATGCTGGCATCCGAAATCGTCTATGTAAGCTATTACTGCTGATATTTCATCTTTTGAATACACTCCGTTGTAGTACTCGCAAAAAGTTATAATATCACCAATCTGATAGTCCCTGTCGTTATACCTAACATCCGCAACACGTTCGAGATCCTTTATAGATTTAAACTGCTTCGGTATTGCTTTTACTCTGTGATGTGTCATTTTATTTCTCCGCAGTGTTTGCATTTATCTACATCTCTAACTAGATATTTATCCACTATATACCATCCGCCAAAGCTCTCGCCTGTTGGCCTTACCCAAACATGCTGGACAAACTAGTGCCCCTACATAAAACATAAAAATTTATTTATCATACTTCAACATCCCCGATATATAGCGATCCTTCTTCTATCGTGAAACAATTATGAATATCTGTTATCGGAAAATAATTAGGTGCACGATCACCGTTTCTGAATACCTCATCTTGTATACAATGTACTTCCATGTCATCCGGTAAATTACGCAAGAATTCCTTCAGGTCTTTAATAGTCATAGTCATTTATTCAACTCCTCCCATTTTTCTTTTGAGTAGGGTGTCCATTCTTTATATTCTCTTGTGCCATACTGTAGAGTCTTATCACTTAAAAATTCTCCCGCGTCTTTGTGTACAACAGATGAGTAAGTGAATTTATGTATTACTACATCAGAGTTATACGGCGGCATCTTATCAGCGCAGTTAGTCCAGGTTATTTGCATGATTATTCCTTTGGATCTTCCGTTAATTCTTTCCAGTGAGTTGGGTATATTCTTTGGTGATAACCATCAAAGCAAGCAAACTCTTGACCATCTGGAATAAGGGTACCAACTGTTTGGGTATGGTTACGTTTAAATAGTACAGATTTTCCTCTTGGCGTATTCTCATCAATCGGCAGCCAAGGGTCGAGTTCAGTGCATTTAGAAATTAATTCTGATAAAAGCCCACCGTATTTTTCCTCATTGATAATAGACTCTAAGTATTTCTTGCTTATTCCAATTGTCATTTACCCATCTCCTTGTTGTATGCCTGTTCAGCAGCTTGCCATACCCAAGATTCTCCTGGATGAAGCATATTTTTCTTACACCAATCCATCATCCAATGCCATTGTGTTGTTGTCATTTGGTTAGATACTCCCATCTTTATAAGTTAAAATTATTAATTGC